CCCGGATCGGCCGGGCGGCTGCCGCCGGGCGCGAACAGCCCCTGCCACTTGCCGTGGCGCTCCTGGGCGATCAGCCCGGCGCCGCGGCCGAACCCGGCCTCGCCCACGTTATACGCCCAGCCGGTGTCGATCCCGCGCGGCACCCGCAGCGCGACCTCCCCGTCCGGCGTGTTCACCGTCCGGCTTTCCCACTCGACCCGCGGCGCCCCGGCCGACGCGGCGTAGCCGAACGCTTCCAGATCGTCGCCCGAGAGCTGCTGGACTATGCAGCGGCAGCCCCAGCCGTTGGGCGGGTAGTGGGTGCGCCACCACGGGTCGTCGGCATGCAGCACCGCGCCGTGCCAGGCGGCGTGGTCGGGCCGGGTGCGCGCGTCGCGCACCGCGACGTAGCGCAGCCAGGGGCGATCTTCCTTGACCTCCTGGATCTGCCGCCAGCGCCCGGCCTGGTACGCGGTGCGCAGATTGGTCTCGAAGATCACGCGCGAGCGCCAGCCGCGGCCGCCGCGATAGGACCAGCCGTGGCGCGCGACGATGCGGTCGAAATCCTCGCGGAACGCCTCCAGCGTCGTGCCATCCTCGAGGCCGCGCCGCACCGCCTCGTGGAAGTCGGCGACGAGGTCCGCGTCGCGGGCGCCGGCGACCACGAAGGCGCGGGCGTGCATGCCCTGCCACAGATCCGTCCAGGTCTCGGTCGGAAGCTCGATCTTGTCGCGCAGGAAGCCGATGGCCTCGCGGAACGGGACGTCGCGCCCGTCGACGACCGGCATCAATTGCGGTCCGCGATGTCCGAGCGCCCCATCAGCTCGGCCAGCGCCAGCGCCTCGCCGAGCCGTTCGGCGAGCGCCGCCGCGTCGAGCGCCGGCCAGAGCTCGAGCAGCCCTTCGGCGATTTCGTCCATCGAGGCGGCGGTCTCGACCAGCGCGCGGATGCGGTCGATGTCGCCGTCCTGCGCGGCCGCCGAGGCGGCGTCGATCTCGCGCGCGAGACCGGCGATCGGATCGGGCTCGCGCTCCGCGGCGCGGCCGAGCGCGCGCAGCAGCAGCCGGGCGCCGGCCCGCGCCTCTTCCCGTTCGGCCTCTTCGGGCTCGTCGTCGGAATCTTCCCCGCGCCCGCCCGCCGGCGCCGCCGCGCCGAGCACGTCGTCGCCCTCCTGCGGCGCGTCGAAGCCGAGCGCGGAGCGCACCGCGTCCTCCGGCACGCGCAGCCCGAGCGGGACCAGCTTCGCCAACGCGTCGGCGGTGCGCGCGATGTCGATGGTCTCCGGCCGGCCGATCGCGATGCGCGGGTAGCGCTTGCGCTCGCCGTGGTTGAGCGCCACCAGCGGGCGCACCAGGTCGCGGGTCAGGGTCTGGCCAAGCGCCGAGGCGTCGGAGCGTTCGATGTCGGCGCGCACCTCGTCATGCACCTCGCCCAGCGACCGCGCGCCCTTGTCGCCGGCCTCGGTCGTCAGCGTCTGGCCGAGCACCGCCTTGGAGATCAGGGCGTCGACATAGACCAGCAGCGCGGCGTGCGCGGTCTCCGCGCCGCGCCCGCCCTGGCCGCCCTGGACCAGCTCGACCGTCATCGACTCGGGGATCATCGCCGCCGCGTCGGCGCCCAGATTGGTGAGCGCGCGCAGCAGCACCGCCTTGTCGGCGTCGCTGGCGTTGGGCGGGAACCGGCCGATCCGGGTCGGCTGGCCGTAGGTCTCGATGAACTGGACCCAGTCCTTCAGCGCGTAGTTCGAGAACAGGTAGAACCACGCGACCATGCGCGCGAAGCCGCCGCGGACCGGCAGGCCGGACTTGGCCTTGAATCGGTGAACGATGAACTTGAACGGCGCCAGCGGCGCCGGCCCGCCATCGCCGCGCAGCATCAGCGTCCGCCCGTCGGTCCGGTCGAACTCGAACCAGCGCGGGTCCCTGTACTCGAGGCGCCGCGGGAACCATTGCCGCCCGCCGGTATCCCACATGATCTCGGCGACCGAGAACCCCTTGCCGACGGCGTCGAGGACGTCGACCAGCTCGTCCTCCAGCCTCTCGCCGGAGAGCCAGTCGCGCACCAGATCGCCGTCGCGCTTTTCCTCGGCGCCGTCGCCGGCGTCCTCGACCGCGATGTCGAGCTGCGCCACCTGGCGCTTGCGGGTGCCGAGCACCGCGTTGTAGTGGAGGTTCTTCTCCTCCATCTCCTCGGCGAGCTCGAGGAAGCTGCGCGCGTCACCCTGCTCGGCCTCGCGCAGCAGCGCCCCGAGCCGCCCCGGGGTGAGCCCCTGCGCCGGGTGCTCCGACAGGATCGAGCGCACCCCCGACACCGTCGGGCCGGCGTGCTCGCGGCGCAGATCGGCGGTGCGCACGATTTTGCCGTACTGGTCGTAGAGCGGCATCACCAGGCCCCCGTCGCGGCGCCGCGCCAGTCGTCGGAATGGTCCGGGCGCAGCCAGCCGCGCGCGGGCGCCCGCCCGTCCTCGACCCGCGCCGAGCGCCGGGCCGGCGCTGCCACGTAGTCGAATTCGACCGGCCCGGTCCCGGCGATGTGGCAGCCGATGGCGAGCGACCAGAACCGGTCGGCATGGCCGTCGGTCCCGCTCCCGTCGGACACCAGCCGGGGCGCGCCGCCGGCGCCGCCGAGCCGCCTGACCGAGCGCAGATCGGCTTCGGTGTCCTCGTCGTCGGGGATCCTGAGCCGCGCGTCCTCGGCGCGGGCGAGCAGCGACGTAGCCAGCATCAGCCTGGTCGGGCCGGTGAACAGGAAGCCCTCGACCATGTGCCGGCCGTGCTCGTCCTGGAGGTCCTCGAAGAACCCCTCGCCCATGCCGGTCTGGTCGACCCCGATGCGGATCGCGTTGTACTGGCGGCGCATGCGGCGCACCTCGGCGCGCTGCTCGGAGAACCGCGCGTCGCGCAGGATCGCCATCTCGCGGGTCCAGAGCACGTCGCCCACCGGCTCCAGCGCGGTGCACACCCAGAGATGCCGGCGCCGCGCCACGTCGATCGCGAGCCAGGAGAGCCCGCCCTCGTAGAGCTCGGGCCGGCCGGCGTCGGCGTGCTGGATGCCCCGGATGGTCTCCCAGGCGAGGAACGACCCGGCGCCGGCGGAGGGGATGCAGTCGAGCTCCTCGGCCGCGTTGTGGCGATAGATATGGCGGATGCCGGCGGCCCATTCGGCGCAGGCCCCGGGGGTGACGGCGCAGCCCCGGATCTCCAGCACCCGCTCGGCGAGCCCGTCGGCCAGCGCGTCGGCGAAGGCAACCTTGTGCAGCGAGCCCGGCTGCTTGCCCTTGCGGATGTCCTCGCACAGCAGGGCGAACGGGTTGCCCTCGCCGTTATGGGTCGACAGGACGTGAATCCGCCCGCCCCACACCAGGAAGGCGAGCGCCGCCTTGAGCACCTCCTCGAGATCGTCGACGAACGCCGCCTCGTCGACGATGCCGAGATCGCCCGGCCTTCCGCGCGAGCGAAACCCCCTCGGCGCGCTCGTCATGGCGACGATCTCGCGGCCGTTGTCGAGCCCGATGCGGAACGCCTGGACCTGGCGGTCGCCGTCCTCGATCAGGGTCTCGCCGACCGTAGAGGCGACCACGTTGAGGTAGTCCGCCCAGCCGGCGCAGTCGTCGATGAAGCCGCGGGTCATCTCCCGGCTGAACGACTGATAGTAGACATTGCCGGCGTCCTCGGCGGCGTGCATCACCGCGTCATAGGCCTCGCACCAGGAGAGCCCGATGCGGCGCGATTTCTCGATCACCTTGAGCTGCGCCTTGTCGGCGACCCAGCGCCGCTGGTAGCCGAGCAGGGTGCGCCTCATGCCGGCTGCTCCAGCCCCTCGATGGCGGCGCGGATCGCCGCCGCGGTATCGGTCGAGAGCCCGGCCCTGCGCGCCGCGCCGTCGGCCGCCTCGGCCGCCTCGGAGAGCGCCCTGCGCCGGTCGGCGCGGATCGCCGTGCCGGCGCGCGCGGTCTCGGCGATGGCGCGGGCGGCGGCGGCGATCTGCTTGAGGTCGCCCCCCTCGGCCGCCAGCAGCAGGCTGAACATGCGGTCCTGGGCGATGCGGAGCGCCGCGTCGGCCATCGCGTTGGAGTCGTCGGGCGTCGCCGCGACCAGCGTCTGGGCCATCTCGGTCGACAACCGGACCTGCTCGATCCGGCGTTCCAGCGCCGAGCCGTAGCGATGCACCGCGGCGTGCGACATCGGATGGCCCTGCTCGGCCAGCCACTCGGCGAGCTGGGCATAGCCCGAGAAGCCGCGCTCGATCAGCAGCCGGTCGAGGCGCTCCCGGACCTCGCGCGGCAGCGCCATGACCTTGGACCGGGCCGGCACGGCGTCAGCCCTCGACGCGCGGCGGCCGCCTGATCCCGGCCTCGCAATCGACCTGGTATTCGGCGACGTCGTAGCCGTAGCGGGTGAGGGTCGCGCGCCAGGGGTGGATCTCGGAACGCTCGATCTCGACCAGCTTGCGCTTTTGCAGATAGTCCAGCTGGTCGCGCACGAAGTTGGTCGTCACCCCGAGGAACTCGGCGGCGACGACCTCGCGAATCATGATCTCGGTCGCGCCCATATGCCCGCCGACATGTATCGTGCGGATAATCGCCCAGCGGACGCTGGGCAGCATCGCCTCGCCGACGATCCTATCGACCATGGTCTTCCTTCTGGTTGAGCCGTTCGTCGAGCCGGGTCAGCAGCCGGCCCTGTTTCTCCAGCGCCCCCAGGACCCGGCTGGTATGCGGCACCCAGTCCTCGCGGCGCACGAAGTTCCGCTCGATGCACAGCTGCATCCGGTGCATCTCGCCGCGCAGCGCCTCGATCCGGCCGGTGGCTTCCGCGAGCTTCTCGATGCGCTCGTCGTCGACGTCCTGGCGGGATTCGAGGCGGCGCAAGCGGACGAACAGCCCGCAGCAGATCGCGATCACGATGCTGACGACGGTGCCGCCGACGATCTCGGTAAAGCTCACCGCGTCGCCCCCGTCCGCTCGCGGCAGGAAGCGTGCGCCCCTTCCCATGCCTCGGCGACCGCCCGGCAATCGCCGAGCGCCGCGAGCAGGTCCGCGAGCGAGACCGCCGCCGCGCCCCCGGGCAGATCCGGGCAGGTCAGCGCGGGCGGCGTCTCCGGGCATATCGCGACCGAGAGCCGCACCGCCGCCGGCTCCCCGCCGGCGCAGCCGGCGCAGGCGATCGCGGCCAGCAGGATCATCGCGCGCGCCATGACTCGATCGCCTCCCGGACGCTGTCGTTGAGGCCGCAGGACCCGCCGGGCGGGGCGGCGCGCGCGGCGGCGCGGAGTCGCGCGCGCAGCTCTTCGGCGCGCTCGCGCGCCCCGGCCTCGGCCGCGCGCGCGTCCCTGGCGGCCGCGCCGCGCGCTTCGGAGAGCGCCGCGTTGTCGCGGTTCAGCCGGGCGAGATAGGTGAGCTCGACCCTGGCCGCGCCGGCGGCGCGGATCGTCGACACGGTATAGGCGAGCGCCCCCGCCGCGGCCGTGGCGGCGGCCAGCCCGGCGACCAGCAGCGCCGGGAAGCGGGAGATGCCGATCACCGAACGGACGATGCCCATGGCGAGCCCGTCAGTGTTTGCCAGTAGGCGGCGATGCGGCGCAGATAGGTCCGGGTCTCGCGCGCGTGCCGCCCGGTCACCGCGCCCAGGCACGGCGCGATCCCCGACCAGCTGCGGGCGCCGTGGCAACGGCGCTGCGCCTTGACGATGTTCCCGGGGCCGGCATTGTAGCTGGCGAGCGCGAGTTCGACGCGCTCCGGTTCCGGCCGCGGCGCCGACCAGACCAGGGCGAGGCGCTGCATGTAGGCGGCCTGCGCGCGGATCGCGAGGGGCGCGTCCCAGGGCGTGCCGGTCCAGCCGCGGCGGCGCATCGTCTCGGCCCAGGTGCCCGGCATGAATTGCGCGATCCCCTGCGCGCCGGCGCGCGAGACCGCGCCGGGATCGAGGCCGCTCTCCGCGGCGCCCTGGGCCTTGAGGACGCACCAGTAGCGGGCGCGCTCGGGCGGCCAGAAGGCGAGCGCCGCCCGGCGGAAATGCGGGTCGTAGATCTGCGTCCAGTCGCCGCCGGTGCAGGCGAGCGACCCGGACAGGATCATCGCGGCGAGCGCCTCCAGCATGTCAATGCGCGACGCCGGCGAGGGTCGCGGCGGCGACCACGATGCCCGCGGTGACGAGCCCGTGCGCCAGGCCGACGGCGATCTGCGCGCCGGTCTCGCCCTCGTCCGCACGCTTTTCCATCCGCAGGATCGCGTCGAAGAACGGCAGCGCCAGCTTCTGGCAGCCGGTCCAGCGCAGGATGCCCAGCAGCAGCACGATCATCGCCACCGCGAGCCCGAAGGAGACGGTCTTGGTCAGGGCAAGCGCCCAATAGTCGATCACGGCTGAGTCCTCGATAGAGGCGGGTCGGCGGCCTGGATCGGACCCGGCGGGAGGCGGGCGACGAGCGCCCCGGGCGTGCCCCGGCCGCTCGTGCTATCGCGTTCCGCCGGGCCCGAACCGTCGGCCTGCGCGCTCCCGCGCGGTCAGCGTTCGGTGGGGCTGCGGGTGTTCACGTTTCCCTCCGGTCCGGTTCGGGCCGACCATGGAGGGGGCTCGCGGTCGCCGGAAGTGAACCATGGTTCACCGGCCGCGTTTACTGGCCGCGTTCACTGGCCGCGGCGGTATCTCCGCGCGGTCTGGCGCGAGATGCCGAGCAGGCGGGCGATGTCGGCGACCGCCGTGCCCTGCCGGGTCAGATGGCGCACCAGGGCGCGGCGCGCCATCGGGACGTAGACGGTCTCGCCCTGGAAGCGCTCGGCGATCGCCCGCGCCGTCTCCAGCCCGACGACGCGGGCCAGCGCATGGCCGGCGGTGACGGTGGCCGGGCGCGGCACCCGGAGCTCGATCCCGCCGAGCTCGAGCGCCAGCGCCAGCGCCGCGCCGCGCCCGGCGATCTCCTCGATCTCGGCCAGCGCGCCGGGCAGCGGCGGGGGGTCAAGCGTCGCCGTCGCCGTCATCGCCGCTTCCGCTTCCGGGTCAGGACGCCGAGCGCCACCATGACCGCGATGCAGGCGAGCAGGGTCATTCCGAAACCCCGCGCAGCCATTCGCCGAGCTCGCGATGGAGCCGCGCGAGGGTCGAGGCGGGGAGCGCGGTGTAGCAGGCCGAATCGCCCCGGAAGCGGGTCACCCAGGCGTGCAGCGCGGCGTCGTGGCCGATGCGCACCGCGCCGGCTTCGTGCAGGGCCCGCCACAGCGCCTCGAGGACGCGGGCGCCGGGCACGTGCTTCGGCTTGCGCCCCGCGACGGCGTAGGGCGACCAGTCGACGCCGCCGTCGCGCGCGAGCCAGTCCTTCAGCGCCTCGATGCAGGCCGAGCTCTGCGCCGGCGTCGCCCAGCGCGCCGCGTCGATCCCCGCCTGGCGGCGGATGAAGGCGGCGAGCGCGGCGTCGCTTTTGTCGCGCACCACGCCCAGCCAGTATCCCGAGATCCACAGCGCGCGCAGCTTCGCCGTGTGCGGGCCGACCGGCAGCGCGGCGGTGCGGGGCTCCCCGGCCGGCCGGCCGCCCGCCGCGGGCTTCGATCCGCGGCCGAGCGCGCGGAGCACCCGCCCCATCTCGGCCGGGCTCATGTCCGTGAGCGACGCCTTGCCGGTCGCGCGCAGCTGGATGTCGTGGCGCGCGGCATCGTCGATCCCGGCCTCGCGGCACCGGGCGAAGATCGCGCGGCGGATGCGGGCGGGGTCGGTCATGGCTCGGCCCTTTCCCTGGCCGGCTGCCAGACCGCGATCTCGCCCTTGACGACCCAGGTCTTGTGCTTCCGCGCCGCGGCGTGGTCGCGCGCCTCGACATTCGCCCGCCGGCCGCTACCGCCCTTCTTGCAGTTGACGCACCCCCAGCTCGGGAGCATCGCGGCGGCGCCCCGCTCGACCCCGTGTTTGAGATGAATCTCGCCCCGCACCCTGGCGCCGGGGTCGATCTCCGGCGGCCCGGGAACCGTGCCGCGGATGCTCATGCGGTCACTCACCGCGCGCCCTTTCCGGCGCCAGGGGGTTGCGGATGGGCGGCCAGCCGGAGACGCCGTCCCACCGGCTGCCCTTGGCGGTGTTGCATTTGACGTGGGTGACCTGCCAGTTGCGGCGGTCGTGCGCGCCGCCGCGCGCCAGCGGCCGGATGTGGTCGATGTTGACCGGGCGCCCGTCGCGCAGCTCGCCGCCGCAGAGCGGGCATTTCCAGCCCTGCTCCTTGGCGATCTCGCCCGCCTCGCCCTTGAACGGCTTCGACCGTCCGGGCGTCTGCGTCTTCCCCTTGCGCCTCGGCGGGAAGATGAAGGCGGTGCGGCGCGCGCTCACGCCGTGCCTCCGCGCCCGGCGATCGCCGCCGGGTCGACCCCCTCGGGCACCGGCGCGACGCAGGACGCCAGCGCCACAAAACGCCCCTCGCCGGGGATCTCGACCTCGTAGACGAGCTCCCCCGTCAGGGTGCGGGCGGCGGCGCGGACCACGCCGAGGAGGACCGGCTGCGCGGCGCAGCCGTGATGGTGGACCACGACGGCGGCGCCGCGCGGGATTACGCCCGGCGCGCTCATCCGCCGAGCCCCGGATGGTTGCCCCACGAGTCCCAGCCCGCGCGCGCGCCGCGCGCGAACAGCTCGATATAGGGACCCGGCACCAGCCGCTCGATCCGCTCGTAGACCTCGGCCGGCTTTTCGGAATGCCGTCCGCGCCCGGCGCGGATCACCTCCGGCACGCCCCGGTCGAGCCGCTTCGGCTTGCCGCGGGTGCCGAGCAGGCAGAGCTCGGACCCCTTGCGGGTCCAGTAGCCGAGCCCGGGCGGGCCGTCCTTGACCCAGACGAAGGCGGTCGAGACCAGCTCGAACCCCCAGCCGCGCATCACCCGCCCGGCGAAGCGCAGATTGTCCGAGGTCACCCAGAGGAACAGGGCGGCGTCCTCGGCGGCGATGCCGATCACCGGCATCAGCTCGATCGCGGTCAGCGAGAGCGTCGGGTAGTGCCGGTCGGGCGCGCGGTCGTTGCCGCCGGCCCAGGTCTCGAAGCGCCACGGCGGGTCGGCGAGGATGGCGCGGTAGCGCCCGGCGGGCAGCGCGTCGACCGGCGGCCCGGGCTCGGCATGCGCCGCGCGGGCGAGCGCGATCCTGAGCTCGCCGCGCTTCATCTCGGGGTTGATCGTGCCGTCCGATACCAGCCCGTCGAAGCGCTCCTCCTCCATGCCGCAGAGCTCGACCAGGACCCGCCGGTCCTGCGGCAAATGCGAGTCATGACTCGCATTTGCCGCGACGTGGCGGGCGATGTTGGGGTCGGACGCGATGCGCATCAGCTCCTGCGCGGTGCGCGTCGAGACCGGGGTGCGCTCGGCCAGCCAGGCGAGCCAGCGGCCGTGCTCCAGCGCCTCCTTCGCGGCGGCCAGCACCCGGCCCGCCTCGACGATCGACTCCAGCCCGCGGCGCCAGGCGGCGTCGAAGGCGCGCGCGTAGAGCTCCTCGATCTCGGCCGGGCTCGCCCCGCCCGGCGGGATGATCTCGCCGCTCACTGGCAGGCCTCGCACTCGTCGCGGTCGTCGATCGCGCAGGCGGCCGCGGGCGCGGCGGGGCGGTCCGCCACGCGGCCGGCATCGCCCGGCTCCTTCAGCGCGACCAGCGCATCGAGCGCCTGGCGCGCGAGCTCGGCGTCGGGAAATATCTCGGCGCGGACCGCGACGTCGTCGCGCAGCGCGCGCAGCACCGGCAGCGGCGTGCCGGGGCGCACCGGATCGGTCATCGCCGCGCGGATCGCCGCCGGCAGCTCCCAGCCCTTCATCGCGCCACCGCCGCCGCGGTGATGCACCCGGCGCAGCGCTCGCGCCCGGGCTGGCGCGTGCCGCCGCAGCCCGGCGTCAGGCAGCGCCAGGGCGGCGCGCCGGGGTCCCGCGCCGGGGCGGGGGCGGCCGGGGGAGCCGGCGAACGGGCGGCCGGGCGCTGGCGCAGGCCCCGGCGGCAGACCGCCCCCGAAACCGCGTTGCGGGTGCGGCCGAGCGCGGCGGCAATCCCGGCATAGCTCTCGCCGGCCGCCAGCAGGGCGGCCAGGGTCCGGATCTCGCCGTCGGTCCAGCGCGGATTCATGCCCCGCCCGGGTCCTCTTCGGCCGCGTCGACCCGCGCCTCGATGTCCTTGAGCCAGCGCCGCTGCCTGTCCGAGACGAAGGTGCCGGAGCCGTAGCGGTCGACGCGCAGCAGCAGCCCGTCGACGAAACGGATCTCCGAATCCGACAGCAGCTCGGCGCGCGCCCGCGCCTTGTCGATCGCCCCGGCGAGCCGGTCGAGCCCGTCGCCGATGCGGTCGTCGAACGGGGTCGGGTCGGGGCGGGTCATCGGGTCACCGCCTTCCCGCGCGCGCAGGCCGAGCACAGATCCCATGCGACCCAGTGGCAGGGCTCGCCGGTCTCCGGGTCGATGCAGGCGCGGTCGTCGCGGCAACCGCAGCCGCGGCAGCGGCGCATGCCGGACAGCGCCGGGCCGTCGCGCCACTCGGGCGGGAATTCGAGGACCGCCATCACGCCGCCTCCGCCTCGATTCCGGCCGGGTCCGCGTCGTCGATCAGCGCGGCGACCAGCCGGTCGACGTCGCTCTCGGCGACCGCGATCACGATCTCGTCGACCGGGTCGGCGATGGCGACCCCGAGGCGCGCGAGCTCGCCGCCCGGCATCTTGCGCAGCGCCTTCTTGTCGAGGCTCTCCCTGACATTGACCGTCGCCGCCTCGCGGTCGGGGAACAGCTTGCGCAGGCGCGCGATCGCCTGCGCCTCGTCGCCGATGTCGAGCGCGCCGGCCTGTTTGCGCCAGCCGAATTTCACCCCGTCGACGGCCACGGTGCGCGGCCGGACGAACAAATCCGGGCGCGCCCCGATGGCGGCGCGCAGCGCGTCATGCGCCGCCGCCGCATCGGCGACGCGGCCGCGCAGGCCGCGGATGCGGGACCGGATCGCCTTGCGCTGGAGGTCGCGGATCTCCTCGGCGGTGTCCTCCAGCGCGTCGCGCGCCCTCGCGTAGTCGCGGGCGAGCGCGACGATGCCGTCCATGCTTGCCGGCGTAGCCTTTTCCGTCATTTCCCCGTTCTCCTCCGGTTGGGCGCCGGCCGGCCCCACAGGGTGCGGAGCCAGCGCAGCTGCTGGCGCAGCCAGCGCGGGCAGAGGCGCGTCACGGCCCGGTCTCCAGGACGGCCGCCATCCGCTTGAGCCGCCGTTGCACCGCCTCGATCTCGGCCTGGAGGGTGCGGACCTCGTGCAGCGCCCATTTCACGCGGTCGCGCCGGACCGCGCCGCCCGCGCCGACCGCATTGCCCGTCCCGAGGCGGCGCAGCAGGCGCTGCATGCGCTCGTATTCCTCGGGATGCACGAGCCGCGCCTCGACCGCCCGGCAGGCGTGTCCGACCGTCGAGTGGTCGCGGTCGCCGAAATGCTTGCCGATCGCCGCCGCCGTGTGGGCGGTGAGCCGGCGGCACAGCCACATCGCCGCCTGGCGGGGCCGCGCGACCGCGGCCGAGCGGCCTGGCGCCACGAGATCGGGCACGCCGACGCCGTAGTCCTCGGCGACCGCCGCCTTGATCGCCGCGATCGAGGGCCCGTCGGGCGGCGGCGGCGGCCGGTCGATCCCGATGCCGAGCCCGTCCATCACGCCGCGCTCCCGGGGGCCGGGCCGGACGGCGCCGGGACCGGCCGGCCCCGCGGCGGCAGCGCGACCACGTTGCCTGCCCCGGACACCGTTCCGGGGCCTGTCCCGGACACCGTTCCGGGGCCTGGCGGGGCGGG